GTCCTCCTTGAGCGCGAAGGCGTAGGCGACCTCGTTGCCGAGATCGTCGGCAAGGTTGATGACCGAATCCTCCGAGAGCTCGCTCGAGATCTTGGTCAGGACCATGAGCTTCTTCGCAACGAGGTTCACCTGATCGAAGGTCATGTCAGACTGCGTGCCTGCAGCGACCTCTCCGACGAAGGAAGCCGTCACGGTGCCCGTGCGGCGCGGCATGCGCTTGACGTCTGACGTCATGGGCACGATGCGCGCGTTCTGACGGAACACGCCGTAGGTGTCGCGGAGCGTGATGAGGCTGTTCTCGAACTCGTCGGGGACAAGGAATCCGCCGGCGGTGTTGACGCCCTCGACATGGGTCTTGGTGACCATGATGTCGTGGTCGGCGCACCACTGGAGGCTCTTCTTCGAGCCGAGGCACGCGAGCGCCCAGCGACCGAAGCGGTAAGCCTCCTCGGGGTTCTTGAATCCACGGAGGCGGCCGTAGTTCTTCACGGACTCGACCTTCACGGTCTTGGGTGCGGGCTTGGACGCAGACTTCGCGATCTCCTCGCGAACGGCTGCACGGACCTCGGAGGCGACGGACTTGGCAGTCTCCTCGGGCTTCTCTTCTGACATGGCGTCCTCCTCGACCTCGACGGCCGGGCTGATGGTGACTTCGTAGTTGATCGCGCTGGGATCGAGCGGGTTGCCGGCCTCGTCAACGATGACGACGCCATCCAAGAACAGAGCCTTGGCCTTCTCGAATCCGTGAGCGCCCTTCTGGTTCGCGAGCGACTGCAGAGACTTCTGCAGCTCCTCGACGGTGATGTTGCGCATGGATAGTGCTCCCGTAATGGGGTTGGTTGCTTGAGTGAGTTGACGTTGCCGGCGCAGGTCATTCGTCCGGGCTTGCGCCCACCGACTCGACCAACCGATGCCACAACACTAGGCGGGCACGAAACAGCACAGGCCGCCCCACAACGGGCGGCCCGTGCCAAAGGAGAGAGTCTGTGCGTCAGTCGGCGTAGAGCCGTCCGCGTGCGCGCGCCATCTCGTCGCGGACAATCTGCACGCGGTCAAAGTCACCGAGCGCGGGCACAGCAACCGAGACGCGGTACGAGCGGCGGATCGGCGCAGGCGCGTCGGGCACCGTCACGCCAAATCGCTTGGCGACGGCGGGCGAGCATAGCCCCTTGCGGACGGCGGTGATGATGGCGTCCTGATTGGCGGGGATCGACACCACCGATACCTCGAGGAGCTTCCACTTGCCGTACACGCGGCGCACGCCCTGCCCGTACTTCTCGCTGTCCGCCTTGGACGCGGGGCGCGCCTCGAGCCCGAGGAAGCCGATGCTCATCGTGTTGAGGGCGCCGAAGTCCATGAGGGCGCCGACCGCATCGGGGAGCCAGTCGCCGGCGTGGCCTTCGGGGCGCGGGGCGAGCGCGAACTCCGCCTCGATCGAGCGGTCGCCGCGCCGCATCTTTAGCATCTTGCCGATCGGCTTGAGCACGTCGTGCTCGTAGAGGAGCACGGGGTTGCGCTCATAGTCCTTGCTGTTCATCCCGGCTGGCACGACGACCTCTCCGTCGCGGTCCACCGAGTCGGTCGTGATCGTGGCGACGAAGGTGCTCGCCTTGCCGGCGGCCTTGCGGATCGATGCGGTCAGGTGCTTGCTGTTCATTCCTCGAAGAGCCTCGGGTCTAGGGTGGCGATGGTGTCGCACCGGCAGTTGGGGTGCAATGGCGGTCCCTGCACTGCACTGTAGGAGAGCGTCATTTGACCGCCGTCCGTGCCCGTGAGCACGCTGTCCTTGGCGTAGAAGGCGTCGTCGAGCCCGACCGACTTCTCGGCGAAGTCGCGCGCGGCCGCCTCGCAGAACTCGCAAGCGTCGGGCGACAGGAGCCACTGCTTGCCCTGCACGACGCCCGTCTCTTTCCACGCCTCGATGCGCCCTTCGGTGTAGGCGTAGGCGCTCTCGGTCCGGGCGATCATGGTCGCGCGGCTCTCGCTGAATCCCTCGTCCGCGATCCATTCCGCCATCTCGTCGATCGTCTCGCCCGTGCGGATGCCCTCGGCGACGTGCTCGGCGACATTGCGCGCGGTCGTCTGCGCGACGGTGTTCGCCATGCGGATCGCGGTGCTCTCGGCGGCACGGACGGCGAGCGGGTTCGCCTGCCCGAACTCAACCATGTCGGCGACTGCGGGAATCGACTGAGGCAGCGCGGCGAGCCCTGCACGGGCGCCGGCGTCCGCCATGACCGCCGCGTAGGGGCGGGCGACTGCGGCGATCTCCTTTGCGAGGTCAGCGCGCATCCGCGTCGCCATCTCGCGCACGCGCTCGACCAGCGCCTCGGGCGTTCCGCGCCAACCCGCGACGAGCTCGCGCACGGGCTCGAGCGTCCTGCCGACGATGCGCTCGAGCTCCGTGACGTAGCGGCGCAGTTCCCGCGCCTCGATGTCCCGTAGCGGCTCGTCGAGCGACTTCGTGCGGATCACCTGCGCGTCCGCCGTGAACGGGAGCCACGGCATCGCCGCGTCCGGGTCGATGCACCGCGCCGCAGGACTCTTGGCGAGCGCCTTGACGGCGCGCAGCACCGCGCGATGGGCGCAGGGGTCACACAAGCCAGCGGTGTCCTTCGCGCTGCGCCGCCCAGTAGTCGGACAGGTTCGCGCCGCTCGCCTGCACGTCCTCGTACTGGCACGCGATCCCGATGTGGTCGCAGTTGCGCCGCACGGTGTCGCGCTGCTCCTCGCTGCGTTCGTTGCGCGCGATGCACTCGCGGATGCAGGCTGCGGATGCGTCGAGTCCGCGCAGGCGCTCGGCGGTCAATGCGGGGTCGTAGGTGGGTTCGTCGCTCATGATGTCGGTGCTACGAGGGTCATGAAGTGGGCAGTAAGCCGCACCGCGCCGCCCGTGAAGTTGGAGCCGTTCGCGGTCAGGACTACGTTGTTGGCTGCGGCGAATAGCGCGGGGGCGATTGCGTTCTGCGAGGTCGTGTTCAGCGCGATGGCAACGTCGTTGCCGAACCGATCCGCCGTCACGCCGTCGCCGATGTCAAACGTGGTCGCGCCCGTGATCGCTGTCGTAACGCGAGCCGTGACGCCGAGCAGAATGCAGTTCGCCGGGATGAGGTTCGTAGCCGTGACGGTCGCGCCCGTGAGTCCCGATAGCAGCGTGGTGGACTGCCCGAGTTGCGTGGACTGCCCGTTAGCCCCGGTCGAAAGGAACGTGCCTCCGTAGAGCCGAGACTGCGTGGTCGCAGACGTGCCGATCACCGTCGTGTTGCTGCCGTCGCCAAGGCCGTTGGTGCCTGCGATCACGACTTGGTTGGTCTGCGCGTTGCCGTTGGCGCGGGACTTGTCCCCAATGAACACGCTATCTGACGCTTGTGTCAATGCCGTTGTGCTTGGCGAAGCGCCGATGTAAGCGCCAGCCAACGAGCCAATCGCTGTCATTCGCGACGTTTGCGCGGCTGCTGATGCGCCGATACTGCTGGCTGCACTTGAACCAACAGCCGTATTTGAAGCACCTGTAACGTCACTTATCAACGCTGCATATCCCACGGCAACGCTTTGATTCGCCGTTGTTGCATTGGTCAAGGCGGCATATCCGAGGACGCTGTTCCTTCCACCGCTTGTCAATGCGTCGCCAGCAATCGCGCCGACCAAGGCATTTTCAATTGCCGTGGTCAAACTCAACCCGGCCTGATGCCCGACCGCCGTGTTGCTCGCCGCCGTGCTGACCGTCGCTAGCGTGCAGGTGAAGCCCGTCGTGTTGCCGATGAGCGCCGCCGCCGCAGTCATTACCGTGCCGCTCGTCGCCGTGAAGCCCGTGCCGCCGCTCACGATAGTGACCGCAGACACCGCGCCCGAAGTCACAGTGATATCCGCAGTCGGGTAGGTCACCGCCGTCGCGCCGCTGACGTAGGTCAGTTGCACGGCGTTGTAGGTGGTGGGTCCGGGATTCGGTCCTCCGCTTCCTGCGGTCGTGATGGTGACCGTCGCTGCCGCCGTGGTCGCAGCGCCGAGCGCCGAGCGACCTACGGCGACGTTCGCGGTGCCGAGGGTGTTTGAACCCAAGCATGACGAGCCGATGGCAACTAGGTCGGATGCGCGATTTGCATTTAGTGCCAAATTTCCTACGCCGACCGTATTGCTGCAATCGCCACCAGAAGCAATCGTCGATGTGCCAATTAGGGTGTTTTGAATGCCAGCGCCGATTGATGCGCCAGCCTCGCGCCCAATGGCGATATTAGAGCCACCTTGCGCTGATCGCAGCGCGCCACGGCCTATGGCTACACATCGTGTGTTTACGGACAATCCTCCAAGCGCATCAGATCCGATTGCTACATTGTCATCGCCCGTCGTAATCGCGTCACCCGCACGCGCACCGATACATACGTTCTCGTTGCCACCTGCCTGAAGCGCCGCACCTGCGCTCACGCCTAGAACCGTGTTGTCCGTACCTGCGGGACCGATGCCGACGCGAGCGCCGTTGATGACCGCATCCGCGCCCGTGTACAGCGCGCCACCGATGCCGACGCCGCCCGTCACGCGCAGCGCGCCCGTAGTCGTGCTTGTCGATGCGGTCGCGTTCGTGATGGCGACCGCGCCCGACGAGGTGACCGCGCCGCCGACCGTCACGCCGTCGTTGAACCGCGCAGCGCCGCGCACGCCGAGCGTTTCGAACTCGGGGTTCACGAGGACAGGTGCGCCGCCTGCGGGACCGCGTGCGCCGCGTGGACCTGCGGGACCGCGCTCGCCGGGTTCGCCCTGCTCGCCCTTCTCGCCCTGATCGCCCTTGAGTCCGGGCGGTCCCATCGGACCTGCCGGACCCTGCGCGCCGTCTGCGCCGTCGCGTCCGGGTTCGCCCTGCGGACCTGCGGGACCGACCGGACCCGCTGGACCCTGCTTCACCGCATCGAGCGCCTTGTGCGCCTCATGCGCGCTCTCGGCTGCGGCGGCAGCGGCAGCGCGTGCGCGCTCGGCTCGCTTGCTCGCCTTCTTCGCCAGCACCGTCGCAAGCAGCGCGGCGCGGGTGTCTGCGGGCAGGTCGTGTTCGGGCATCTGCGTTTCGTCGCTCACTCGGTGTCCTCGTCCTTCAGGAGATAGTCAAGCATCTTCGCGGTACTCATCCGCACGGGGTCCATGCTGTTCTTCACGGTCACGAGCAGCGCGTCAATGGCCTTGCGGTCCAAGTCCGCCTCGTCCGCGTCAATCGTCGCCACGTACTCCGCGACTATCTCGCGGCTCATGCGCTTCTCGCGCGCGGCGTCGATCTCGCGCACCTTGCGGTCTGCCCATCCCGCACCCGCGCCTGCCGGGTTCGACGGGTCGCCGCCCCACAGCATCCACGCAATCGCGCCTGCGGAGGGGTAGCCGTCCTCGCCCGACTGCGCGCCCTCGGCATCGAGGTCCACGCGGTGACGGCTGAAGTACGCCGCCATGCGCCGGATCGTCTCCTCGGAGAGGTTGGCGCGGTTGGAGATGTCGCGTGCGCGTGCCACGCCGACCTCCGTACCGCCCCGGTTGAACTCGGCGCGCAACTCCAGCCCACGCGCGGCGAGCCGTGCCATCTCCTCCGTAGGTCGCGTGTCCACGTCGCCGATGGCCTTGGCGGGGTCCGCCTCGCCCCACGCCTTCCCCTCGCACATGGAGATAGCGATGGCGATTGCCTGCTCGCGCGGGTAGCCCTCGTCGAGAAGGGTTCGGATCTTGTCGCTCACGCAGTCGTCTTGCTTGGCGGCGGGCAGCGCGAGGCGCTTGGACGCCTGCACAGGCTCCGGAGCTTCGGCGGGCTCCACAGCGCCCTCGGGCAGCGCGGCGGGCTCTGGGCGGCTCGTAGGCGCCGCAAACGGGAACGGCGCAGCACCGAGCCCCGGCGTAGCGCCGAGCGGCTGACCGTTGACGTACAGGCGGTCGGCGGCGGGATCCTCGAAGGGCTCGTAGCCGGCCTCGATGCGCGCCTCGTTGGGGGTGAGCCAACCGCCGGCCACCGACGTCTGCCGCTCCACGAGATCCTGCTGGCGGTCGGCGGGGACGGGGTTGTCGTATGCGAGGTAGGCGTCGTCCTCGATCTGGAACAGCGGCAGGAGCTTCGCGTTTAGCGTCTCCTCGTCGAGCCGGCAGATCGGCGCGATCGTGCTCTCGCGCCACTGCGCGTATCCGCTCTTGGCGGCAGCGAGGTTAGGGTCGTTTGCCTTGAGCATGGAGACTGGCACGCCGAAGATGGCGGCGATCTCCTCGACGATCTCGTCGCGCCCGCCGAGATCCTTCGTCGGGAACGAGAGCGGCTTCATCTCGACGTCGCCCGTGATCGCCATGAACTTGCCGCTCTTGCGCGTGCCCTGCAGCGCCTCGCGCACCTTCGTCTCGAAGCGCTCGAGCTGCTCCTTGCCGGCGCCGCCCTTCACGATGATGGCGTAGTCCGGGCGCGCCATGTTCTCGAAGAAGGAGAGGTCCATGTCGTGGACTGCCGCGTTCTGCTGAATCACGCCCCACGCAGCCTCGACCTTGCCGAGCCCGTAGAGCAGGCTCTTGGGGTTGGGGCGCTTGAAGTGGATCACCTCGTCGGCGGTGAAGTCCACCTCCGCCTGCGGGTCGATCCCGTAGCGGTAGCCGGCGATGAGCCCGTCGGTCGAGGGCAGCACCTTCACGAGATGCGACGGCATCGTCCACAGCTCGCCCGGCACGTTGAGCGTCGGGTCGATCACGGGGTGGAGGTAGGCGTTGCCCGTGAGCTCGAGGAAGAGAATGCGCGTGACCGCAAGTCCAAAGCCGTCGTCCACGCTGTTCGCCTTGCGCAGCACCTCGAGCACGGGGTGGTCGGTGCTGACCTCCTCGAAGTCGCCCGCGAGCGCCTTGCGCCGCACGAGGCTCGACGGCTGCACCGAAAGATCCCCGCGCAGGTATTTCTTACGGGCGGTCGGCACGGGGCGCGTGTCGAAGAGCTTGCGCCCGTTGGGACGGCTGCGGACGTAGAGGCGCAGCGGCACGGACGCGACCGCCTGCGCGTTGATGGACGCCGCCGCGTAGATCCACGACTGGTAGGCAGCGACCGCCGCGCGGTAGGAGAACGGCTGCGCCTTGGGCCGCCCGCTCTTGTCGATCACGGACAGCGATGCATCGGTGTACTTGTCCGCTGTCTCCTGTGCCTTGCGACGGAATAGGTCGAGGATGCCCATGTGGTCAGAAGATCCGTATGTCGAGGGTGTTCGAGTGCGCGTGCGCGTGATGCCGGACCGCGAGAGCGAGGGCGCATACGCCGTCGTCGTGAAGTCCGGGTGGCGCCTCATACCTTACGCCCGTCCGCGTGTGCTCGTAGCCGAACGCCTCGAGCTCGGCGCGGAGCCAGCCGTCCGGGAAGGAAATGCGCCCTTGCTGTATCGCGGCGGCGAGCCCCTCCATGATCTGCTGCTTGCTCGGTGCCGTGAACTTGAACCCCTCGACGCTCGGCAGCGCCCGCTGCAGATCCTCGACGATGGGGTCGCCGACGCCGGTCGAGTCGATGAGCGCGGGCGTATCACAAATGA